CCAGTATACACCCTTGCTGCGAAGCTCCCATTCCTTGAGCGGAATGATTTCTACGGGCCTTGAGGTGTTCTCACGTATCGTCTGCTCGCAGACACGATAAGCGTCATGGTCGCGTGGATCGTAGCCTATAAATATTTTCATTTCTTCATGCCCACAAAAACAAACTCACCACCCATCTCTTGGAAATTCATCATGTCCCATCGATCCATGATCTGAGGTATCCACCAAGTCTTTTCCTTCACGATGAGATGCGCGTTCCGTCCGTCAGACAAAACCTTCTTGGCAGGGCGAGTCGCGACACAAAGATACACGGCACGTTTCGTCAGGCGCTCCAGATCGTCCAGAACATCGTCCAAGCACTGTGGCTCAATATGCTCCAGCACATCTGAGCAAACCACGATGTCGGCTGGTTCAGGCGCGTCTTCCTTGCCGGGAATCGCAGGGTCATATTCTTTTATACGTACACCAATCGACGCATTAAGCGTCCCCTTTCCACAGCCATAATCAAGGATGTCGGCAGTCTGCATGGCATTCGCTAGACCAAGAACCGCCTCTGCATGCTTATGACCGCTCGTGCCATATGCCTCGTTGCTTTCATGAAGCTCGCTGTTTAGCCGCTTGTATTCATCAGTAATCAGCATTTTTTAGTCTCTTTCCCACAGTTTCAAAAACATGTTCCCAGCCTTTGCCTTCCTGACGGATAAGCTCAAGGTGCTCGCCATACCAAAGCATCGGACCTTCCAGCCCATAGCGCCAAGCAGCGTGGTCAGGCGTTAAACAGAAGCATTTAGCCCCAATCGCCCCCGCAATATGTATCGCCGTCTGACAGACAGAAACAACCAAGTCGCAAGCCTCAATCAAATCTGCTTGCTGCTCAAAATTATCAATCACCTCTTGCCAGTGGATGATGCCAAGCTCTTGTGCCTGCGCTGCTGCGTCTTCCCCATACTGGAGAGACACGAACGTCTTGTCTGGGTTGTCAGTAATGAGTGTCTTCCATAGCGACAGAGGTGCATTCCGTAGCTGCTGGTGCGTTCCCTTAGTCCCGCCATGCCAAGCAATGCCAACAATCGGATCATCGCCCAATAGAGCTTTGTACTTACTCCCATCAGCCTTTAGATATCGATTTCGCGGGAAGTCTTTGTCGTCGTTTCTAAATAATCCGGGCAGGCTACCCATCGGGATATAAGCATCCACGTCAGGGTGCGCTGTAATCAATTCTTGATGCGATCCATAACACGGCACTTCAAGAGACTTTTCGATAAGCGAACGCAAGCGATGCTCCACCTCAATGACGATCTCCTCTGCAAACTGACTCGCGTCTTGATAGCAAGAGAGGAACATGATTTCGTCACCAACACCTTGTTCTCCATGTATTGCAAGCTTCTTGACCTTTTCCCCGTGCCACCGTGGGCAAGTGTATGGACGGTTGCTTACGCTGTGCGTATCCAATTCAAACCGCGCTTCATAGTCGGGCCAAGCCTCGCGCCAGTTTCCTAGCTCCAGATTAGCCAATGCGCGATGGTTCCGCGCCTGTGGGCTATCCTCGATGGCAAGTGACTGGTCAGCATAATCTAAAGCCTTATCAGGCTCCCCTGTGTTGATGTAGCTGCCAGACATCATTGCGAGAGTGTCTGCCCTATCTGATTCCAGCGCCAAGGCTTTTTGATACGCCTCACGAGCGTCTTCTGTATGCCCCTCGTTGCGATATGCCGTGCCAAGATTATGCCACACTTCAGGCAACTCATCCCCGCCCGTCTTTGTAGCAGCCCGAAGCAATGTGATAGCTGAACCGAATCTGTTTTGCTGAGAGAACAACGTCCCCAACAGATACAGTACAATAGGATCGTCAGGCTGTGCGCCTAACAGATTTTCATAAAGAATAGAGGCCCGATCCAGATGCCCTTGAGCATGTAGATCGCCTGCCTCTTTAACAACATCGAGAAATTCACGCATATGTTCCCCCACAGAACAGATTGAAAGGGCGGGAGCCGAAGCCCCCGCCAATCAATTTAAGACTGGTTGACCGCCGTGTAAAGAACGGTCAGATCAATAGTCGCTGAGATCGTCCAAGTTGCCGAAGATGGAGACACAACAACATATTCAAATCGTTGCGGTGCATCGTCGGAAACAGAGACGCGGTATTTGGTAGCACCCTCATCGGCAAATGCCGGGGCAGTACCAGATGCGAGAGAACCAAACTGGGTCACTGCACCTTGAACACCGACTGTTGCATTAGCAGCAGTCTCTGCAGTTGTAATCTTGCCGTAGACGCCAATGATGTCAGAACCCGTTGGGATTTTGCACATCAAGATAACGTCACCGACAGTACCAGCATGAACGTACTTTACAGAAGAAGCATTCACACCAGCATGGACAAGCCGTGGCTCAACAGAAGCGACAGCCTGCGTGGAAGTTACGGTAGTAACAGCCATAGTTCAGTCCCTCCTTATACCGCTGGCGCGTAAGTTGAGAGCGCGATGGTTCCGAAGTCTTTGCTGTTGAAGCGCATTTTCTTCAGACCACCAATACACCCAGCTTCGACGCCAAGTTGGTTGCCATAATCAAACATCTCTTCCGTCCAATCCATTTGACCCGGACCACTGCCTCGCCCGTAAGCGATACAAGCAGCCTGAGCACCGCACATAACAGCGCGTCGGAACTGCGATGCAGTACCTGTTGCTGGTGTGCCAGTGATGACTGGAATACGAGTGCTTTCATGAACGATGACGTTGTTGTACTCAAACGATGCCCCAGTAACAATTGGGTTGTCTTTGTACTTACCGCCCATCATAGCAGCACGGAAGATTTCGATGTAGTTGTTCACTGCCGAAGCGTTAGCAGTCCGCAACAGATACATCTGGTAAGGGTGAATAAACAAGACGTACTTGTCTTCACCAGATACCTTAACTGGGCGAATGATTGGGTCCGTACCAGTCGTAAAGGACTTAGCCTTCGCAACAAGACGGTCAATATCCGACAGCTTCAATGCGTTCGTTGTGGAAGCAGTGAGAGATGTTTCAGCATCGTGGTCAGCACCAGCGATTAAGTGGTCGCTGTCTGGTTCAACCGCCGCTTGGTTCCCGGTGAAGCGCGTATCGGCCTGACCAGTGTTACCAGTGACTTGGTTTATGAACCAAGTATCAATGCGGTCAGCCCACCAATCCTGAAGGCCCGTCCGGGCTTCTTCGCGAATGGAGAACGGAACGCGCTGCTCTGACATCTTACCAGCACTACGCACAGCGTGGCGTAGCTGATCGATAAAGACGTTGTCAGAGTACGTGACCAGAGCTTCTTCGTTGCCTTCCAAGGTTCCATCACCTTGGATACCAGCACCCGTCAACTGCATACGCAGACCAACGGTGATTCGATCACCCGCCGACTTTTGTGTCTCGTCTTTGATCTGGATGAGGCTATCCGAACCCTTGCTCATAAACTTGGATGCCCAAGTCTGTTTAAGAGCCTCTTGGAATAACTTCTTCGACCAAAGCTTGACAGCCAACGGATGATTTACGGGATAATCCGTATTAGCCATTTCATCATCCTTTTCTAATGGCGTTAAAACTTAGGTTTATGCCCATTTAACGCATGGACTGCGCCAGATTGCCATTTACGTCAGGCAGACGAGAGTTGTCGGTTTTACGTTCCTCAACGCTATGATACCGGGAATAACTTGTCCCAAGCCTTGTCAAAATCTTCGCCCTCCATATCGGCGAGCGCTTCAAGGGTTAGTTCACCTTGAGATGATCCGCCCTTTGAAATTGTCTTGGCAGCTTTCTGGCCTTTCTCAACCTGCGCCACCTTGTCAACCGTTCCATTAACTTTACTAGATTGAGGTGACTTTGTCCATCCTCGCAGCTTGGCAAGCTCGACCAGCTTCTCAGCAGGGTTAACCCCTTCCTCGAATGCACGGGAAGCAATTGCCTGCTCTTCACGTTGTGCCAACGCCACAGCCTGATCTCGATCCATGCCACCCGCAAGCATATGCTCTTGGACACGACCATTCACGAGGTGGTTATAAGCGTCTTGGAAGTCAGGGTTGCTTTCAGCATATTCCTGTGCGGCTGTTTGGTATCGATTGAGGAACTGATTGGCATTAGCTTGTTGCTGCTGCTTCTGTATAGCTTCTTGCTGCTGCTTCTGCATCTGCTCCAGAGTTTGACTGGTTTTCTCCGACTGCCTACGAAGGTACTCCGCAGGGTCATCGTCAAACGAGACTTCAGGCTCTTCAGGCTTTATTGCTTCCTGAAACGCCTTAAAGCGCTCTTCCATACGGACCATCTTGTCCCGTAACTCTTGCGCCTCTGCCATCGCTTCCTTACGTCGCATGCGCTCTTCATGCATGGCACCATAAGGGACTTTCTTTTCGTTTGCCTCGTCGGCTAGTTTTTCTTCGGCTTGGGCTTCATCGGGTTCATCTTGCTCCCGCACTTCCGGCCCATCATTGGCTGGTTCATCTGCTTTATCCTCTGCTTCAGGTGTTTCATTCAACAGGGCTGCATCAGTCTTTGATAACTCGCCGCCCCAAGGGTCAGTTTTCGTTTCTTCGCTCGTAGTTTCCGTCTCGACAGACGCTAATGCTTCACTCATTTCCCACAGTTCCTTTTCGGTATGGTCCGCTAATTAAGGAAGATTTGGATTAACAGGTCTTCCTCATCCCTGCGCTTCGCGTCACGCGAATACTGTCTCTCTATTTCCGAAGCCAAGGCCATAAGCACATCGGTTTGCCCACGTAGCTCCTCAAAATCGATCTTTTCAATGGGCGGCAGATAGGCATACCCATCAACCGCCAAGATGCCTGTCTGAAACTG